ACCTACTAACTGGAGTCATAATGTTGGTATCATTGATATCTTTAGTAATAACAATTTTAATATTGTTGTATTGGATATTGTTGATGGAGTTACATCTTATGGAGGAAAGATCATAAGTGCCTAAACGCATTCATCAGATAAAAGATTTCAGTGGTGGATTAAATGAGCTTCAAGACGCTGCTGACATTAGGGATAACCAGTTATCTCATGTACAGAATCTTATGTTTAACATACATGGATCTATTGGTCCTGCATATTTAATGTCAGATACAACAGAAGCAGCACCATCAGGAAGTGGGAACTTATTAACTAGAGCTACTTATAGTAATCCTTATATAACATCTACGACTTCTGGAGAATCTGTACAGCCCGGTTATGGGCTTGGGTACTTTGAAGTAGACTGGGTTAGAGATCCAGTCACGGTATTAGTAGCAACAGCTGATCAGTCTGGCGGTTCTGAAGATGGATTTAAAGTATTAACCAGTCAAACTGAACTAAATTTAACTGTAAATGGTTCTGGAGTAAATTTATCAACTTCATTTGCAGTAGGCAGTCAAATATTATTAACCGCTCCAGCTTTCCCAGCTAATTCAATAGATCCTAATGGGCAAGGCATATATAAGGTTGTAGCACATAATGGCAACAATCTAATATTGGACAGATCAGTTGCTATTTCTTTGGAAACAGGACAAGTATACTGGGCTGCTACTGTTAAAGGCTTTGCATTTGGTGATAAGATCATACTAATGGCAAATCCCAAAGAGCATACAATTGATTCGTTCTCTTTTAATACTGGTTTTGGCGGTGTTGCTACAGTAGATGATACTACACCAACTCCATCTTCTGCATGGCAGGCAAGCCAAAGCCATACTTCTACAGCTCAAACCAGTACTGATGGTAGTGGCTCTAGTATATCGTGTAACATAGCTACTGATGGATCTGGAAATCCCACATTTACGATAGTAGATGGAGGTACTGGTTATGTAGTAGATGAAGAGATTACATTTACAGATCCCGGTAGTACAAGTAATACTGCTGTTTTAGTTGTTGCTACCCTCACTAAGTGGAATAAAAATAGTATAACACTTCGTTCTTCTGAAACAGGAATTGACTCAAAAGTAAAATATTATAAATCAGGAGAAGCTATACGCTGTTGCGATACTGCAGATTTAGGTGATTCTAAAATACAGTGGTATGGATATATTCAAAGAAGGCATTTCCCAGATGCTGGATCAACTACAGATGATAACTCATATTCAGCTTATTATGCAAAAGACAATGATTTAGCTCCTCCAACTGAAAATGATTTAACATCTGCATCAACTGCGAGTCCTGCAAATTTTACTACATATCCAGCTAGTGCAGGCACTGGCTTTGAGTTTAATATTATAACACATACCGATGTAGATGGGGCTATCCCCGGTGCTGTTTATGAATGTGCATCTACATTTATATATGACGGTAATCAAGAATCATTGCCGTTAGTATATGCAAATACACATGATTCAACTTCAAATGATTTAAAAGCTTTATCATTGAACGTATCTGCAAAAGGTCCATATGATCCTAGAATTAGTGGAGGAAGAATATATATCAGGGAACAAGGTACCGACTCTGAATGGATTATGCTTTTAGATTTAGACCTTACTAAAGGCGGGAGGACTAAATTATCAGATGATTATACAACTTGGTTTGATGCTGACAGTTCTACTTATAATTGTCCTACGGCTACTGCTTCTGCAAACTTTGAAGTTTTAGAACTTGGGATTGTTACATATGAAGTTATAAATGGTTATTCATCTAGTATATTTAGTAATGCTATTGGAGATCAAGGTGAATATTGGAAAGATGCAACCGTTTCTAATGATAGAGTATTTGTATGTAATGTTACTATAAAAGACGAGACTAAAGGTCCAAGCAAATCAGAGTCAACCACCACTAATTTCCCAGATAGGATTCTGTACTCAATGCCGGGAAGATATGATACTTTTCCATATCATAATTATATAGAGGCGGCAAAGGGAGATGCAGATCATTATATAGCTATAGATTCTTTCGCTGATCGTCTATTAGCTTTTAAGCAATATAGTTTAGATATCATAAATATATCAGGAGATGACTATAACTGGTTTCTTGAAAATAGTTATAAGTACCAAGGAGTTATGCATCCTGAAGCTGTAAAGCGTACACAGTATGGTATTGTCTGGGCTAACTTACAAGGTTTGTTTTTATATGATGGTTCTCAAATAAGAAATCTGTCAGAGAAACTAATTAGTGATTCAACATGGTCTAGAAAGATAACAAACGATACAAGCATTATTTATGACGAACAAGAGTCTATGGTCTTTGTAATCAGCGATATGGGTGGCGATGGTTCAACTTATATGTGTGACCTTAAAAATAATTCATTTACTTTTATAGAAAGTTTCGTTCCAGTTACCAATGATGGTATAACTAATTCTGTAGATACGGAAGATAACAATACTATTATAGCTCACGACGAAGGTGATACTATAGATTTTTATCAATTAAGAAGATCAGCAATAGCACAGGTTCAAACAGAATTTCGCACAAAACAAACTGACTTTGGAGATCCCTCTACCAGTAAAAAGGTCTATGCAGTCTATATTACCTATAAGACTGATAGTGCTCTAACTGGATATTTTACACTTAAAGAAGATGATGGTACGTCCCATGCTTTAAGCGGAACAGTAGCAACAGCCTCAGACTGGGCAACAGTAAAACTTACTCCAACATCTCCTATAACTTGTAATAAAATACTTTTACAAATGGATACTGCTACTAATTCAAGAAAAGTATATATCAATGATATAGGTATTGAATATAGGGTACTTCACAAAAGAGCAGCATAATGGATAGAGTATCAAGATATATCAATAATCAAAAGCAGGATAAGGTTAGAACTGTTAAAGCCCAACCATCAATATCTGCTTTACGTGAAGGTGAAGAAGTATTATATCATGGTACAAATAAGCCACTTAGGAGATATCGTAAGCAGAACGGCATTCTATGGTATTCTGATATGACTCGTGATGGCAATGAGCATGTAGATAAGAACCTTACTGTTAAAAATAATGTAACTATAAGTGGTGATATAAATGCGAATGGGAATATAATTGGTGATGATACCACAGACATTACTAATATAAACCAGATTCAATGTGACGAGATTCTTCATGATGGTGATACTGATACAAAAATAACTTTTACTGACGACCAAATAGATTTTTATGCTGGTAATATAAAGATATTAACAATAGATGAGGCTGGAGCTGATGTTGCTGTATTTAATGAGGATGGTGTTGATGTAAATTTTAGAATAGAATCTTTAAATGATGTAAATATGTTTAAAGTAGACGGTGGTACTGATGTAGTTTTAATAGGAAGGGGTTCTAAAGCGGCTACTTCAATATCTCCAAATCCGGCTCTTGAAGTTGATGGTTATGTATCTTTTGACGGATTTCTTTCTCGTGCTGGAACTGGTGGACTCGATAATGGACAACACGCTATAAACTTTTTTTGGGATGATACCTATTTAGATGGATGGGTTGGCACTACTGAGGTTTGGCCCAATGAGACATCTGATTACCGTATTAAAGAAAATATAGTTGATATAAGTGATGGGGTTTTGGAAAAAATCAATGCTCTCAAACCTATTCATTTCACACAAAAAGAAATAGGTATATTTAAAAAAGTTGATGAACAGAGAGTTTCTTTTGTGGCTCATGAATTAGAAGAACAGTTTCCCGATATTGTAAAAGGAGATAAGGATGCTGTAGATGATAACGGAGATCCAATTTTCCAATCTTACAATAATACTCAATTAACAGCCTATTTAATAAAAGCTGTACAAGAATTATCAGCAGAAGTAGAAAAACTTAAAGGATAGAGGTCAGTTATGTCAGTAGAAGGTTTATTTTTAGCACAGCAACAAAAGGGGACTCGAGATCTTCTTGGCGATGTAAGTGGCGATCAATTTGATCTGATGAAAAAGGTTGGATTAACATCAGGTTTAGGAAGCCTAGTTGGTGGAGGAGCAGGGTTTCTTGCTGCAATGGCTATGGGCTTAAACCCTGCTACATTAGCAGGTGCAGCAGGCTATGGTTTACTTACTGGTGGTGCAAGTTATGGTGGTGGGCAAATAGCTAAATATTTTTCAGGTGGTACAAAAGAAGTTGATCTTGGTCAAAATGTTGATGTTAGGACTGGAGAGAAAAAACATTTCTCAAGCAGTATAAAAGATAAATATCAAGGCGATATAGATAAGTGGAAAAGAAATGTAAATAATGCTATACTGACTAAAGCCGTAGGCTCGGGTATGAAAGCTGCAATGTTTGCAGGTTTTAACCCTAGCAAAGTTGCTGGATGGTCTGATGCGGTTAGAGGTCAATTTGGTGCTCCATCAGCATTTACAACTCCTTTAGAAGCAAGCCTTCCAGCTTTAGAGGGTTCTCTTGGTTTAGGAAAAGCAGATCCGTCTACTATAGCAAGACCTAAAGGTTTAAGATTAAATCCAGTTGCCACTCCTCAAAGGCTTGGAGCGGGTATTAATCCTGCTCCTACAGCTTCAACTAGCCAATTAGCTGCTACCCCTGCTAATGTTCCATTGAATCAGCAACTTCAATCAATGGCTACACAATCATTTGGTGTTGCTCCAAAAGCATCTCCTCCAGTTTCTGGTACTGGATATAGAGGCTTTAGCTTAAATCAAAATACACCTATGCAACCAAATAATTTATTAAATATTGCTAATGTCCCCCCAGTTTCAACAGGAATAGCACAACCAGCAGTACAAGCAGGATCACCAGTACCAGTAGGATCAGCAGAAGCACCTCTTTCTTATCCGGGTATTCATACAGCAGTTAAAGCACGGGATGCTGGAGATGCCAATGCACAACAGTGGATTAATGCTGGTTTAAAATTAGCAAATGGTGATTGGAACAAAGCCAATGAAATATGGGGATCGCCTGAATTTATGAAACTATTAACTGGAGTTTAATTATGGCACACACACCTTATCATTTTGACTGGAATCAATCACCTACAGGAGGTCCAGTAAATCCTTCTGGCAGTTATACTAATCCAACGCAATTTCTTAAAAATTTTGCTGATATTAATGTTAGTAATTTAGATGAATCCAGTATGGCATTTCTTCCTTCTTTGGGATCTATGCAAACAGAAATTGGACAGGCTAGAACTGGTCTTGGAATGGATATGACAGGACAAAGACTAACTGGAACACAGAATCTATTGGGTATGACAGGTGGGCAAGGTTTAGCGGGTGCTTATAACTCGGGCTTTGGTAGATCACAATACGGATTAGATAAAGGACTTGGTGGTGCTACTAATGCTTATGGTTTAGGACTTCAGGGGAGTATGGCTGATTATCAGGGCAATGTATTAGATGCTCAATATGGATATCAAGATAGACTCACAACTGCACTTAGTAATCTTCTGACTTCTGGTGAAGACGATTTTCAAGTTAGTATGGGCAGCAATGCATTCGATCCCAATAATCCTACTGGTGGTGGTCTTCAGAATTACTCCATGCCACCTGCTACTTATCAAGGGGCTATGATTAATGTTAATGGAAGTCCTTGGTACTGGAACCCACAAACCAATTCTTATGAAGAAGGATATAAAGGAGGAGGAGGTTAATTATGAACGTAGATCAAGGACTTTATTCAGGTTTTCATTTAGCAGATCAAGTAGAGGATACTCTGCTTAATTATGTTACACAGAATAGACAGTTTCAGGAAATGAAGAGGCAGTCCGATAGAGATTTCAGGTTTAAAAAAGAAACTGCCGCCGAAGGAACACGTAGATTTGATGTGACTACAGCCGAAGGAATACGTCAGTTTGATGTTACTGATACCGAGAAGAAGCGGCAATTTACTGAACTCCAAGGATTACGTAATAGACAGTTTCAGGAAATGATGGATCAGTTTGATGTTACTACAAAAGAAGGTACGAGACAGTTTAATGTTTCTCAACAACTGAAAAATTTAATGTTTGGAGAAGATAAGCGTCAGTTTAATGTTGCTACAAAAGAAGGTCAGCGAGAGTTTAATATATCTCAAAAATTACGTCAAGACAAGTTTAATGAATTAGTGAGAGAGTTCAATATTGGAGATAAAGAAAGGAAAGCACTAATAAAACTTATGGCTGATAAAGCACTTGGTGATAAGCAAATGTTTCAACAAGAAGCTAGTTATTATAAGCAAAAACAATCTCGAGCTAAATTTGACAGAGATCTTAGTGAATCTGTTAGGCATAGATTAAAAGCACATGAATCTCCCCTTGCTTTATTTAGTAAGGATTTCTGGAAGAGCATAGACCCCAGTGATGAATATGCTACGCAAGAAGACTATTGGAGATCGCAGCTTGCTCCATTAAGACCAGAACCAAGAATGGCAGGATTGCCTCAATATGATTTTCTACCTGAATATGGTAGAGAGCCATATCTTCAAAGCTTACAAGATCCGATGCAAGCAAATAACTTATTACAGATGTTTATGATGCAACAAGGAATAGGAGGTCAGTAATGAACCCGGAAGTTATAGTAAATTTAATTCATGAATATAATCTTAATCCGCAGCGTTATTCAGATGAAGAAGCTGAAGTAATAGCTACACTAGCTAGAGCTATTGGTGTTGATTTCAGAAGAGAAAGCAAAGCAGGAAGAAAAGGTTTATTTGACCTTATAGATACTGCTGCACTTGGTATGGTCCCTAATGAATGGCGACCAACATCCAGAGGCGAATCTGTTTATGGAGAAACAACTGGAGAAAGATTTGCAGGGGGAGCTGGTAGTTTGCTTGGTCTTC